GCCACCCGGCGACACGGGCGCCGCGCCGCGAACGGCGGTCTTGCGCGGGTCGGAATCGAGAATCAGACCCAACTCGTCAATCAGCTTGTTCCCTGCCGCGATCTCTTCCATGACCTGCTCGAAGTCGTAGCCCTGCTCGTTCACCGCTGCGGGCAGCGACTTCAGTCCGGCCCGAATCGCCTCCCGCTCGGCCTGGGAGTCCTTGAGAGGATCAACCCACTGCCATTTCGGCATCCGCCATTCGACGGCCTGATAGGGGCGCGGATCTTTCGTGTAGCCCGGCAGCGTGAGCGCGCCGGACAGCACGGCCTGGTCCATCCAGGCGTTCCAGATTGGCCGGCAGAACTGAAAGGCGAGGACGTGATCCTGAACCTGCTCGCACATGCGGCGGAACTCCAGCAGGCCGGCCCGAATCGATGAGTAGTTCAGTCTCGACAGATCGCCTGTTAGCTGCTCGTACATCATGTAGAGCGCAGCGGCGACCCATCGTAGCTGCATCTCGTTGAACGGCCCGTAGTCGCCGGTGCTCGGCAGGTCCGGAAAGGTGATCGACTCGCCGGGCAGCAATTTCTGGAGCGTGCCCGGTTCCAGTGGCGCAAACTCCGCGCCGGCCGGGGCCGACGTGTTGCCGTTGACCGTAGTGGACGCCCCCGGTATGACCGGGTCCTCGGGGTTGTTCTCGGTAACGAACCCGACGAACATGGCGGCCTGCTTCTGCCGCTCAAGCGTCGCGTCGTCCCACTGGTCGAGGTTGTACAGCTTCACGAGCGCCCGCGTCAGCCACGGCTCGCCGCGCAGTTGCCCCGGCCGGATGGGCAGGAACATGTGGACCACCGAGTCGGCAGGCACTCGTGTGATGTCCAGTTCGTTTTGAAAGATCAGCCGGTCGCCAGGATGGTTTTTGTAGATCCAGTACGCAACCCGCTGGCCGATCTGGTTGAACTCGACGCCAGCCCGCACCCAGTTCTTGTTTTCGAGCTGCTGATTCTTGTAGAGCGGGAGGTGCTCGGCCTCCAGTAGTTGAACCTGAAGAGGAACGCTCAGGCCATCCTGGGCTAATCGCGGCCGCAGGCGGGCTAGCACCTCGCCGCCCTCGATCATCGACTGGCACGCGAGGCGCTGGAGGCCGTAGAAGTCCGTAAGGCCGGCGGCATCGGCTTCGTCAACCCACCGGTTCCACAGATCCTGGATCTGCCGCTTGATCTTCGGATCAGGGTGCTTGGACTGAGGCTTGATGCCTGATCCGACCGCGTTGGAGGCCCATTTCGCAACCGCATTGCCGGCCCAGGCGTTCTTGCGGACAATGTCGCGAGAACGCGACCGCAGGATATCGCCGCTCCCGAAGATCAGGGAGTTGATGCCCTCTTGCGTGGCCCGCCAACTCACGAGGCGCCGTCCCGTCGAGGCGGCGTCGTAGCCGAGCGTTGCGCGGAAGATCGGCAGAAGCGCCGCCCCGATCGCGCGCCGAAGGACGCCCATTAGTTCAGCCCCTTGTCGGTGTAAACGCGGACCTGGCGAACGCGGGGCGCATTGGGATCGATGCCCAGGGCAGCCTGGACCTCGCGGATCGCGGCCTTCAGTTCTTCGACGCTGCGGTATTCCACTTCGCGGTCGGCGAATCGCACGCGCAATTCACCGGAGGCCAGCGCATTCTGGAGCGCCTGTAGCTGATCCGTCGTGTAGGGCATCAAGACTCACTTGCGCCGCAGTTTTCGCAGGATGAACCTTCCGATGACCCGGCGTACAGGCTCACGCCGCTCCGTCGGCGGCTCTGCCGGCGGCTCGGCTGTCGCCGCTCTGGTTCTCTCCTGCACTGACGCGGCGGCGACCTGCTCCTTAATTTGCTTCCAATGCTTGTGGCCGAACCGGTCTATGCCGAGTACAATGGCGGCCGCTCGGGCGTAGATTCTGGTGTCGAGCGCTTCATTGCGCTCCCGGATCTTCAGCCACTCCTGCTTGCGGTAGCCGCCCTTTGTGGTCCGCGTGACCAACTGCTCGGCGGTGAGCTGCTTGAAGAATTCATCGCCCAGTTGCGGGAAGTGGCAGTAGCCGGGCGGGTACGGTTCGCCATCGAGCGGCGCCGGAAGCCGAAGCCACCCGTAGAGTTCGCTCTTGAGGGTGCCGGTCGAAACCGGCCACACACGGACGCCGCGCCGCAGCTTCTTCCCCGTACCGGCCACATCGACGGCGGTTGGTAAGCCCACTACCGCCGGGGCATAATCGACGCCCTTGATGACCAGGACGCGGCCGGGCCCCTGCTGTCGCGCCCAGTCGTAGACGTACTGCGTCCCGAAGCCGGAATCTATCGCGAGCCTGGAAATGGGAAATACAGATTCGGCATTTTCATACGTGGTCCCCAACAGATCGGTTAGCTTCCGCCAGACTTCGGGGCGCGCCGTATCGCCATCCAGCACCACGTAATCAACCAGCCAGCTCTCTTTGCGCTCACCCCAGGCGACGACCTGGACCTCAATGCGGTCCTTCTGCACGTCGGCGCCAGCGGTAAGGAAGAGACCACCGGCCGGAACGGTGCCGAGGACGTAGTCTTCGCGGCGCTCGTAGAGCCGCTGCCAGTCCGGCGCCTCGCCGGATTCCGCCCACGGCTCTGCCAATACTGTGTTGACGAACTCGCGCAGTGTCTCCTGTGACTTCTGGGCCTGGCCAAACTTCTTGGCAAGGCTGCCCCACTTCCGCCAGGGCGAGTACAGCGCGTTAATCCAGAAGCCGACCGTGGTGCTCGAAGGGTTCGCCGCGCGCCACTCACCGCGCTTGAGCATCTGGTGCTTCTGCCAGTCCTGGATCTCCCCGGAGCAGTGCTCACACTGGTAGTGCGCCTTCTGCGGTTCGCCCTTGGGCCAAACCAGACGGTCCCACCGCAAGACCTGGTACTCGCCGCAGTGCGGGCATGGCGCCCAGTAACTGCGCTGGTCTGATTCCAGCCACGCTGCCTCGATCCTCGACAGCCCCCTGACCGTGGGGGTCGAGCACATCACGATCTTCCGGTTCCAGAAGTTCGCCGTCCGGGTGATCGCCAGGTTGACCGGGTCGCCCTCGGCGCCCGCGCTGGCGGGATAGCGGTCGATCTCGTCGAGCAGGCAGTAGCGGATCGACCGCATCGCCAGGCCCGCCGGCGAGTTGGCGGCCGAGAGCGTAATCGTCCCGCCCAGGAACTTCTTGTGCAGGATCGTGTTCCGCGAGTCGCGGCTGCGGGCTTCTGAGACCTTCCCGTGCAGCGCGGGCGTATCGCGCAGCATGGGCGCCAGACGGTCCTTCGAGAAGGCCTCGGCGTCGATTTCGCGCGGTTGAACCATCAGGACCGGGCCAGGGTCCAGGTCGATGATGTAGCCGAGGAAATTCTCTAGGATCGAACTGTTGTGTGTCGGGATCATCGCCCGGCCCGCAAGGTAGAGCTGCGAAGGCGAGTCCACGGCAATGCAGCGAACCGGCGCCGAATCCGTTGGTTCGACGGCGACGATGCTCCTGCGACGGCTCTCCGTCGGCCGGCTTCTCGGTGACCTGATACTGCGCAGGCGGCTCAGCTTTCGGGCCAAGCGGAAGGGATGGTCCTCCCTGTACGCCGTGAACTGGATTCGGTACTTCGGCCCGCAGTCACGCCCGTTCAACAGAGCCCGGCCGATCTTGAAGCTCGGCTTGAAGCCCAACGAGGCGGCCAGTTCGTAGAAATCTTGGGCCAGGCGCTTGTTCGTGTTGACGAACTCAACGACCGAACCGACCGAAGACGCATAGCCATCGGTGTCCAGCAGGCCCTGCAACAGCGCCCGGCGCTGTCTCTCCGAAGCCCGCAAGTAAGCCGGCGGAATGTGTTTGTTGCCGAGCACGCCAAGGCGACGGAGTTGAGCAGTCATGGTGTCGGAGGTCGCCTGGGTGTTGGTGCGCTCCATCCGATCCGGCAGGCCCGGAAACAGTCGTGCCTGTCCCGCCCGCTCGCGGGCGCGCCGCCGGACGCCGGTCGCGTGAAGGACCTTGCACCTTCGGCAACCATCGGGGGCCACGTTATCGCCTGCCAGGCGATGGCCGCGCCGGCAGAAGCTCCGCCGGGATAGTCGCGCGCTGGCGCCCACCTGCAGAGTCACCACGTGCGACCGGACGACGCGAATCACGCGTGTATCTGTTCCTGTCGCCTGCAACAGCCCCTGCAGGCCGTCGTCAAGGTGACTGGTTAGTTGAGCACCGTGCGCATTGCCGTCGCCCAGCCACGCACCCAGCACGTAGGGATCAACGGGCAGAACAACGTCTGGAAGCTGAATCGGCGCGGTGCAAGGAACTCGGTAACGACAAGCCTTTCGGTTCCCTCGTCTGATCACGGCTTCTGACGCCATTTCCTCGGTCGTGAGCGTCAAGAGCGCGTTGTTGTCTTTGCCGCTCCTCCTCCGGTCGTAGACCGCCCACAAGTGCTCGGCATCCGCCACGATCTCGCTGCCGTCGTCGAAGCAGACCTTGTAGCACCGGTGATCGGTGTGGATTTTGCTGACACCAACGGTACGGCACGGACGCCCTCGCTCATCAAACAAGACATCGCCGGTCCGGATGTCGCCAAGTTTCTTCCATCCAGAAGCGGTTGGAATTGGCGTGGTGGTCGCCAAACACTTGCCCATCTGGGCGGCGCTCATGATCACCACGGTCTCGGTCGGATGGTTCGGGCTGAGAGCGTCCATGATGGCTCGCTGGTAGGGCGCCCGGTCCGTCCGCCACTCACCCTTTTCCGCCGCCGATTCCGAGCTGAGCCGCCGGTTCTGGTCGGCCCACTCGGAGACGGTCAGATCCGGCGGCGGAACCAAAACGTCGGCCGCCAGAATCTGGATTTCTTCAACGCGCATGCTGTACGTCCGATCGCCAGGCGTTGAGCAGAGCGTACAGCTCGCGCTTCAGAATCTCCCGCACCTGGCGCTCATCGTTGTTCGCCGCAAGTTCGGGCGCGAGCTTATCCGGCACGGCGAGCGTCCTTTCCTTGACGGTCACGAGGATCGATGCCCACCTGTTCTTCACAACCTCGGCCTCCACCAATCGCTGCCGCTGTTTCTCGTATTCCAGCTGCTTCAGCTTCGCCTCATAGATCGTCTTAGCCAGCCTCGCTTGGGCAAGGCTGGTTCCCGTCTGAGAATCCGGTGATGGCGGGACTTCAACTTGGCGATCATCCAGAACGGCATCGGATGCGGCTGCGTCCACCAAGCCGCCGTGCATCACCAGGACTCCGGCCTTGGCCAGCCGGTTGATCGTCTGGCGGCTCTTGCCTCGATGCCGAGCGTACTCGGACTGGCTTACGAACCGGCGAGTTTCGCCCATGAATCGCCATCCCCTCCCGCATCTGTTTGAAACATCGCCGGATAAAGCTGTTTCGGCTCTTGCGGATTTCCCTTGCCTGGGGGCGCGACCCGATCAATCATCCGTGAGCTGAAAGGAGGTGCGATGACCCGCGAAGAACTGATCACCTGGGCAATCGCCAACGGCTGGAAGCAAGATCGCTTCGGCCATCTGCAAAAAGAAGAGCACGAAGGACTACGCCGCTACCGGCTCAAGCTCGGCAAGCTCGCTGTCCGCTACGAGGCGCATAGCCACGCGGGATGGGTCCGCGTGCGCAGCGCCTATTACAAAAACCTCTCGATTACCGCCGACGGCAAGCTCGCCGGCATGAAGTTCTGACGAAAGGAGCAACGATCAATGACAACCTTTACCATCGACTGCGACGGCAACATCACTGCCTTCGCATCTCAAAAGGAGGCCCAGGCGGCGGACGTCGCAGGGGCCGAGTACTTCGGCAGTCAGGAAGAGCTGGCCAAGCTCGCCGCAGCCTGGCCGGGTCCCCGGCTGGTCGAAATCTGAAACAGCTTGCCGGGTGTGGTCCCGGTCAAGAAGTTCACCGACCGCAAGACGGCGGTGGCCAGGATCTGGCGCGCCGCCCAAGCCCTAACTACGCCCGGTGCGCCCCAGGGCGCCCAGGGCGCGCCGAAGGCCAAGGGTTCGAAGAAGAAGGCCACCTCCCGCAAGAAGGCCGCCCCTGCCCAAAAGGGCGCAGCCCGCGAGGGCAGCAAGAAGGCCCAGGTGCTCGAACTGCTGCGCCGGCCCAAAGGCGCCACGCTCGCCGAGATCCAATCGCTTACCCGGTGGGCGCCGCACACGATTAGGGGCCTCGTCAGCACCCTCGGCAAGAAAATGAAGGTCGAGTCCTTCAAGACGCCCGAGGGCGACCGCGCCTACCGCCTGTCATAGGAGGCTGGCCATGATGATCGAGTTCGAAGACCACGGCGAGGAGGAGCGGCAGCTCCTCCTCCGTCATCTGGATAGCCTGAAGGCGCAGGGCGGCGCCGGTAGCGCCGGCGCTCCGCCTGCGCCACCGAAGCTGAACTGGTTCTGGCGCCTGCTCGGGCGCATTTGGCTGGCCTACGTGCGCTGGCGCTACGGCGCGCGCAAGTAAGCATCCCTCACACTTCCGCCGCCGGGGTCCAATCCCGGCGGCGTTCCTCATCCCCGGCCTAATCGAGTCCCTTGAACATCGCGGAGAGCGTCACGTCCAGTCCCTTGGCGATGGCTCGGAGGCTGCTGAGGGTCACGTTGCGTTCGCCGCGCTCCACCGAACCCATATAGCTTCGATCCAGCCCGCAAACGTGCGCGAACTCCTCCTGGCTCCAGCCCCGCCGCTTGCGCAGCTCCCGGATTCGCAGTCCCAACCGCTTCTGAAAATTCTGGAGATCCTGTTGCACTCCAGACAGCTTGGGTCTATACTGCCTTCCTGTCCACGGACTCTGAGAACACGGACTATGCGGATCAGAAACGCTTGGCGGTCTGGAATCACTTTATGAAGCTCGACCGGCTGATGGAAATCATCCAAGAGATGCGGCGCGAACTGCAGGCTATCGAGGAGTCTATCGCCGCCCTGGAGGTTCTTGCCAGCGGTCGCCGAAAGCGCGGGCGACCTCGCAAGAAGCCATTGCCGCTGGGAAAGAGCCGCCCCAGGGCTGAAAGCCGCTAAGCATTGTCCGCCCGCGCCGCCTGATCGATGGGCGGCGCCTTTTTTCTTTCCCGCGCTCGGCCCGCGAGTGAGCCTTAAGCGGCCCGACGATAGGTCGCGCCGCCCTTGGGTTCGGCCCGGTCCCATCGGGCATGACAAGATCGGCATAGCCACCGGATCAAAAGCGGCAATCTGTAATCCTCGTGGGCGGCTTCAATCCGGCCTCTCTTGCCGCAAGCCGAACAAGTATCCGGTCTAACCAGATCTCCGCGCGCGATTCGATACCGAACGAGACCCTGGGCACGACGCGCCACCGGGGTGGGCCGCATTCTTGGTTTACGCGCGATCTTGATCTGCGCCTGTCTCTTGCATGCCATCGAGCAGAACTTCCGGGAAAGGCGCGGCAACTCAAAAATCCGCCCGCAGTGGGCGCATCGCATCAAGCTTTTAGGCCTGAACTTCCGATGGCAGGCTACAGAGCAGGTCCGGCGTTTTGGGTGTCCTACGAACTCGCTTCCGCAGAAGATGCAGGTTCTTTTGACGCGCCTTGGCATAGCCGCTCTGCGCTAATCTCTTCAAACGACTGGCCGGTTGATTCGAGGATCACTGGCTTGCCCGTGTACTCAATGAAGCGCCGACAGATGACATCGCAATAGGACGGGTCGATCTCCATCAGCCGCGCCCGCCGGCCCATTTTCTCCGCTCCGATCAGTGTGCTGCCGGAACCGCCGAACAGATCCAACACCACCTCGCCGGCCCGCGACGAGTACGTCAGCGCCCGCACAGCCAACTCGACGGGCTTCTCTGTCAGATGCACCATCGACTGCGGGTTGACCTTCTTGACGCTCCAGACGTCCGTTGCGTTCGTGATCTCCGGGTTGAACCAGTGCGCCGCGCCCTCGCGCCAACCGTAGAAGCAGTTGTGGGTGACGACGCCGTCCGCCACGTAGTGGCGCAGCCGAGGAACGTCGAGGGAGTGCACCATCCCTTCGAACGGCTCTCGCGCTACTGACCGAACCGGAACCCACGGCACGGAGCCGGCCCGCTCCCCGTTCGGAACCGGCACCAGCATGACGCCGGGGAGCAGATTGCACGCCCGCGCCGTCAGCGGGACGCGCCGCCCAATCTTGGGTCGGCACTCCGCGCGCTCCAGGAATGGGTACGCGAGATCGCGCCCGTGGTCGGCCAACGCCTGCATAGCTCCGCGCTCCAGCTCGTCCAGGTCGAGTAGCTCGTACAGTCGCGAGACATCGGCAATGGTTCGAAGCGATTTGTGGGACTCGGACCAGGTCGTCGTGGGAAGCCCGTAGCGCGCTTGTGCCGCTTGCTCGTGCAGCGCCGCCTCCAGGCTGGACCCATGAACGGAAAGCACCCAGGCCGCCTCGCCGCCCTCGGTTTTCAGGCGGTGCTTCACCCCGAAGCCCCACGTCGAGAGCAGCTTCGACTTGCCGATTCGCCACCACCGGCCCCGCCGCATCAAGTAGACGCACCAGGCGGCCGCCGCCTCGGGCGTGAGCTTGACGCTCCAGATGTGGCCAGGTGTGCACCAAGTCTCCCGCTCCCCGGCGACCACGCGGAGCAGATCCCCTCGATACCAGCGCTCGGCGCGGCGAACGGGCAGAGCGCCACGCCGCCCGGTCAACATCGAATCGGGGCGCCGAAAACTCGCCACCAAGTCACCGTCTCGCAGTGACGAGAGCGGAACGCTGCCATCCGGCGTCAGCACCGCCGTCTCCCCCGGCTGGCACCATTCATGATTCCCCATGAAGTCCTTGCGGGTCAGCACGGGGTGTTCCTTCACCCAGATAATCGCCTGGGAAAAATACAGGCCGCACTCGGCGAGCGCCGGCGGGTAGTTGGCGCAGTTGGCGTAGCCGCCCCAGAGGTAGAACGAGTCGCCGGGCTTGAGCACCTCGGCCAAGTTGCCGAACCACCGGCGGAGCAGCACATCGTAGTCGCCCTCGTCCATGAAGTCGTTTTCGAGCGCCCGATCCTTGGGCCGCATCTTCTTCGTGGTGCGCTTGCCCTTCGACGCTCCCCGGTGAACGTCGAAACTCTGGTGATGGTGCAGGCCCGCGAACGACGACAGTCCGGCGGCGATGGCGTTGTTGGAGCGAGGCTCCACCTTGACGTTGTACGGCGGGTCGGTGTTGACCAGATCGACGGACCTGCCCTCCACCAGACGGTCCACATCCTCCCGCTGAGCCGAGTCGCCGCAGAGCAGGCGGTGATCGCCCAACAGCCAGAGATCGCCACGGCGCGAAACCGCCTCTTCCAGCGGCTCGGGGACCGCGTCCTCGGCGGTGAAGTCGGTGGACCCGGCCTCATGGACCAGCAGGGCGTCCAGCTCCTCGCTGCTGAACCCGACCAGGTCGATGTCGAAGTCCTGGTCCTTGAGGTCAGCCAGTTCCAGCCGCAGCAGCTCCTCGTCCCACCCGGCGTTCAGCGCCAGCTTGTTGTCGGCGATGATGTAGGCCCGCTTCTGCGCTTCGGAGAGGTGACCAACCGGGACAACCGGAACCTCCCGCATCTCCAGCTTCCGCGCCGCCAATAGCCGTCCATGGCCGGCCAGGATCGTACCTTTGACCTGATCGACGATGATCGGGTTGATGAACCCGAACTCCAGGATGCTCGCGGCGATCTGTGCGACCTGGGCATCGGAGTGGGTGCGCGGATTCTTCGCGTAGGGGATCAGTTTATCGACCGGCCAAAGAGCGATCCCGTCTGGTATCGTGACCGTTGCGCTCATCCGAGGTCGTCTCCGCAGTTGACGCAGTGCATGTTCGGTTCTGTGCCGCCGGGGTTGTACCAGACAGGCCCTTGATGGCCTATTGCGCGGCACCAGAACGCCGTCCACGAACGGGGACGCGCCAACAAGTAGCGCCACCAGGCGCCGGTAAACCACACACCGATCCGATGCCAGAGGAAGAGCAACACGGCGGCCTCCGATTTCATTCAGGCTGAAAGAGAACCCGTTGGGCCAAGCGTTTCACGGCGAGATCGCAGAACCGCCGCTCGATCTCGATGCCGATAGCCCGGACCCCCATCAGCTTGGCGGCAAGCAAGGTGGTTCCGCTGCCGGCGAAAGGGTCAAGAACGCAATCGCCGCCAAACCACTTCACCAGCCACTTCACGTGCTGTAGCTTCCGGGGCGTCGGATGCGGAAGGTTTGCCTCGACCGCACCGAAGGCCTTGTTGCGTCCGTTGCCGCGCCTGAAGCCCTTGTCCGAGACAGTCGCCACACATCTGCCAGGAATTACCTGGGCGCCGTCGCGCGGGCGCGGCGGCTCGCCAAAGACGTACGCCACATCGCTCGTGTACAGCAGCCGGCCCTTGTAGCTCGGGCACGCGAGGTCGAGCCAGCAGGCGCGGAAGAACGGCCATCTCTCCGGGACCGCGCCGAGAAATCTCGGGTCGGAGTCGCAGCCGAGGTGAACCACAACGCGCCTAGCGGCCAATAGCAGACTGAGGGTCTCCCGAAAAAGGCCTTCCGGGTCTTTGATCGCCGGAAAGATGCTATTCGGCCAAACCGGGTCCGTGATGACGGCCTCCGGTACGTCGATACCCTTACAGACCTCGCGGGCATCTCCGTGGTACAGGACAATTCCGTCTCCGGTGTAATACGGCTTTGGCACCTGCAACTGCTACTGCTACTGCAACTGCAACTGCATGCAGAAAAGTTTCCGAAAGATTTCGGAAAAGTTTCGGAAGTGGCGTCCCGCCATGCGGATACGCGAATCCAGGCCCGGATAGACGCCGGCGACGGACTCCGGCGAGACCAAGGCGGGTTCGCAGCGTTGTCAGCTGGTGTCAGCTCAATTTTCGAGCCATCGGCTAGGCGAAACGTGCGATATTCCCACCCGCCGAGAAATAGCGTAAAAAGTACCTAGGGACTCCAGTAGCCTTTGCCTCCCAACGCTTTACGCAGCGACGGGATTGCCATAGGACTCTGCACGGAGATGGCATAACGATCAGAGTCCATCCTGTGACTTCCACGGCTGTGCTGGCGTCCAGCCCTCTGTGCCAACATGACTGAGACACCTACCCCGCCCGCAATTACTGACCTTCCGGGGGCGGAGAGATGAGACATCATGGTAGGCGATTTGAAGCTCAATGGAGATTCCCGCATGATCGAGTTGG